AACCCATTCCGTAACATCGGTTGGAGTTTCCTGTACCCCATCAAGAAAATAAGCTACTTGATGAGATTTGAATTGTTTGTTAAGTTCGCCAGCCAATACTTCAGCCAGCTCATCTCTATTTGACATGAATTTCTCCTATTAAAACGATGGGGCGGAGAAAGGAGGAAACCACCCCACCGTACCCGCGGGAATTATGAATTAAATAATTTATCAAAATCATCTTCTACTTTAGAAGATGCTTTAGTCGTAACCATTTCAGGTTCCGGCGTACCAGAACTGTCATTATCCGTTGGGTTTAAGAAACTTGAAAGATGTTCTTTCAATTCGTCAAAGGTTGGTTCATTATACAACTCACCAATATTGGGTTGTCCATTCAAAAGCTTTTCCAAAAGTTCAGAATCATCCGTAAGAGTTGTCTGATTTGGTTTAACTCGAATAGTTGTCTTACCATACTGATTGCCGGCTTCAGCGGGTGTTTGTCGTTCAACGACAATATCACGACCAACTGTAGCATCGGAAATATCACCGTAATCAGGATCTGCGATTATACCAAGAAGTTCTTGATAAACAGTTTTACCAAAACCCCAAAACTTAACACCTTCTGATTCTTCACCTCGAACTACAACAGGAACAAATGTTCTCATTTTAGGTTCAATTCGTTTTCCTTGAATCCACTCATCTTTGTTACCACTAGACTTCAGTTTATCAGCAAATTGCTGAACTGGATCGGGGCGACCAAATGATAGTGGAGACAAAACGGTTTTGTTAGGAACTAAACTGTAATGAAAAAACAACTCACTAAAAGGATTGTTCTTATCATGTGTATAAGGCACAATTCTTACTTGTGATTTTCCTGGTTGTGGTTTCCAAAAGTTGTTAGATGTAGTGTTCTGTAACTGATTAAGACGGCTTTTTATAGCATCAATATCCATTATTATTCTCCATAGTTATGTTTAAGTGTTATTGTTATCTATAAATATTTAATTAAAAACATTTAAGTATAACGTATTCATATAATATACGAATTTTTTTGTTAAAATACAAGCTTTATTTTTTTAATAATTGTTCAACTTTTTCTTCTAAGGCACTTAACCTATCTTCGATAGTTTGAGGCTTTGTTCGGTATGCCATAAATTGTGTATAAACCATATCAATCATTTTCTCTTGTGATATAACATTGGTTGGCAAATCGTTTTTGTTTTCTCCATACCATAATATAACACTTTTTTTCCAATTATCAAAGTCTTTTTTTGAAGAATTTTGAATATCAAATGTAGGAATGGGTTTTAATGGTTTTCTATCTTTCAAAGGATTGGCTTTTAAAAATTGTTCTACATTTCGTTTGTCCTGATAACCTAATAGAAAAGTTCCTATGTTTGAATTATACAACATGGGAGTTATTGCTCTTAATTTATTACTCGCAATGACTGTATCGTAAATAACTCTTGATTTTTTATCATCAATATTTAGAATTTGAATTTTCTGCTCATCATTCAAAGTCTTGTTGATTTGTTCTATTGATGGTTGCATTCTTCTACACCAGGCACAACCACTTCTGGTAAAATAATATATAGGTGAAACCATTTATAAGTCTATAATCTTTAGTATCCGTGTAGGTATTCTTTGTAAGCCTTCTTTGTTAGAAATCAGTATCATGTTTTTGTACATATCCCATTCGACCTGATAACTTGTATCCAATACGCCATTATTAATTGTCTTGATTAATTCATTTAGTGCATTAATCGTATAAAGTGTATTGGTTATTTTCTTTCTATGTAGTGAAATAGTATTCTGAACTAAATTAAAGTCAATGTCATCTTCTTGATTTACATTATAAGTACAGATTAATTCTTTTGGTTTATCTTCGTTTTGTAATACATAAATCTTATCAAATACGATTTTAAAATTCTTTGTTATGTCAATAATTGATTGATCGAGATTAAATTGAGTCGTGAATGTGCAGAGTAGTTGAGTTTTCATTATGCTTCCTTAACTTCACCAGTTTTTGCATCAATTGTCTGACCATCATCTGTTAAATCTACAGGAGCAGGTGCACCATCACCAGTAAATGACAATTGACAACCGCCACCTGTTCTACCGGCAGTTCTTTTTGTTCTAAATGTTATTGAATAATCATTTGGATTTTGAGTTCCCTTTGATGTCACAAATTTTGGTTCACCATTATCATCATAGAATTGTTTGTTATGCTCTAAATCATTTAAAGCTTCGTTAGTTCTGATGTTATTAGCAATTTCTATAGCAGACAGTAGAGCCTCTATCTTTACACCACCTTTTTGTACTAAATTTTTAGCATTATTTTCACCAAGTAAAGCAGCTGCATGGTCTATTGTAATTACTTCACCCAATCTTTTTTTATACCCACCTTCTATTTTAGCTACTCTTTTACTAAATTCTTTCCATCTAGCCCCTTCGTTTGGAAAATCTATACCATCAAGTTCTTTATTGATGTTATCAATTTCGTCCATATACTCTGATGTCACATTAGCTATTTCGTTCATTTCATCATCAGAAAATGTATCACCCAATCCCACTTCAGTTAATGCATTTTTTATAAATCCTTTTGTTTTTTCTTTAGTTTCTTCTTTGGTTTCACCCTTTATTAACTTATCATTAATAACTAAAGTATGACCAGGTTCACCAAGATATTGACCTTGATTATTTTGTTTAGATTCATTTTGATGTAATTCACAAATAGTTTTTGAGTTAGCGGGACACCCATAAATTCTTCCTTTTTTTCCAAATTTACAACTAATTAATGAAACTTTTTCTAAAGTACCACCCTTTATCTTATCTCCGGCTGGGAAATTACCAGCGGATGGTAAATAAACTTCTTCACCGGATGCTAATTCTTGTTCATATAAATTATTTTCAGCAAGTTGTTTCATAATTGAACTAGCTATATCAGGATCACTTTTGTGTAATTTTACCATCAAATCATTGTAACTAGCAGCAATAGCCTTTTTTGCATCTTCACTTGGTATATCGTAATTATTTAAAACATCTTGCATTCTTTTTTGGTGATTTTCTAAAGATGCCAAAACACCTTTATCCACATTACCTTCTTTAACTTGCTTTTTAGCAAAATCAATTGTATTCTGTAGAGCTGGATTGTTGATACTTTGTGCTAAATAATCCTTTGAGTGTTCACTACTTGGCATTTTAACTTTTCCATCTTCCCCCCTTACGCCAAATATGCCATGTAGTCCTGGTCGTATTTTTTGTAGTATTGGATGGTTTTTAAAATAACTAGATACGTTATCATCATCTTTTGGTTTAATAATATTTTCATCACCTAAATCTGGTTTAGCAGCCGTTGAAAATCCTTGTGTAACAGCCTTAGAGTTAAATATTTTTGTTGGACCTAATAATGATTCTATTTTTTGAACTAGATTTTCTGTATTTTTTGTTCCATTACCTAATATTTTTCTATCACCTCCTATATTATTGAGATAAGCTTTTCTTTGTCCTGACTTTGGCATTTCATTAGTTGAAAACCCAGCATTATCAATTAACCATTGAGCTGCTTCTTTTTGGTCTTCTTTCGATGCATCTTCATTATATAAAGTGTTTATTTTTTCTAAAGATTCTTTTGCTAATTGTTTTTTATCATCACTTAAAAATTCAATATTATCATTTACTCTGCCATCAAAATCAGCAACTACCTTTTGATTATCTGGACTTATATTTTTTTCACCACCTTCTTTATCTTCTTCATCCTCTTTATCAAATGGATTAGCATCTATTTTCATTTGTTTTGTTGGTTCTTTTTCCTTTTCGTCATCATCACCATCGTCACTTTGTAATGCATTAGCCACAATATATGCTGGATGTTCTTTCTTCATCCGTATAGCACTTCCGTAAGTGGTTTCCTTATCTTCCATATCACCAGTATTTTTATTTTTTAACTTATATTTTATTGGCGTATCGTCTGGTATTTTTTCTTTTTTCTCTAAAAATAAAATAACACTATCGGTTGTTTTGGTATCAATACCTTTTGATAAACACAATTCTTTCAACAATACTAAATGATAAGCATTAGATGGATTAGGTGTTCCATCGGGAACTTTTGCTCTCCAGTCAAGCCATAATGAATTTAAATTAAAACTCATAATTCTTTATATTTCCATAGTCAAGACCAACTTTAGTCTTTGTTGTAAACCCATTAGTTTCAAGTATTTGTTTAATCTCATGTATTGTTTCTACTCCATCTTCCTTCGAATAGTCAAATAAAAAACTATCGTAATTATAATGAACGATTTTTGTTTTCTTTGTTAATAAATATGTATGTAATTTCATTAAGAGTTTAACATTTCGTTCAGTTTCATAAGACTGAATATAGTAGTTAAATAACTTCTGAGCATTTAGATTTTCCAAATTCTCTTCTTTCAAAGGTCTATTATAAATATGTGAGTTAATTCTTTTATTCTGATTAAATTCATCCCACATCTCATTTATTAAATTTTTCGTCATGTTTAAGAATTCAATTTTATTCGCAACTTCATTAGGTATGCCACCATACAGGTATTGAAATGTTTTGGTTTTACCCTTACTGATATCAACATTATATTTATCACTCAAGTATTCATGTACAGATGTATTGGGGAATTCATAACCAATTAAATCACCAATCAATCTTGGATGATAGGCATCAAAGTCAAATTCAATAAAGACATCATTTAATGGAGAAAAACATTTCCTATGTTCTGGTGTCAAGGCAGCAAAGTTTAAATTATTAATACTATTGGATGGTCGGGATGTCGTAGTGAAGAAATTATAATTCTGATAGATTTTTCTTTCATGGATGTATTTAGCCATTCTGTGACCAAAGGTTGAGATGATATTCGTATTGACTCCAATTCCATTCAGTTCTATTAGGGTGAATGCCTTTGTGAACTCATCGTGGAACAATTGTAACTCTGGTGTGATAGATAAATCATCATCTTGGTAATCCATTTCTTCCATTATTTTATGCATTGGATAGTAATACATGAAATCACTATCATGATAGAAGTTAGAGTGCTTTACCTCATGTTTTACTTTATTAAAGTGCCAATAATGCACTACATTCATGTCTAAATAATTTAAATCGTTTTTTATAAAGGTTTTGTAGTCAATTCCTTTATGAAGTATGTCTTTATTTAGTTCACCGACTTGTTTTTCATAATGGTTAGCATAGAGTATATTCTGGTCAAACATCAAGACAATGTTGTTATTTGGATGAGACTTTGAGTAGTTTTGTTTAGACGTAACCATTTTAATCATATGTTAATTTAAGTAATTTTTATCATAAAGTCAATAGTTATTATTCTTTTGGTGTATTACGCGTGGAACTTTGAGCGTTCATATATGTAGCACTTCGTTCTTTGGCTGCAACTGTAGCTTCAGCAAGCCAAGCTTGTTTTATCGTATTTCCATTGTTGGTGCCTTTAAGCAATTTCTTATAAAGAAAATCTAACTTTTTTATAAAATCAACTGGACTTGCAAACCAATATGGCATCCTTAAACTATTTATACATTTTATATTATTTGGAGTTTTGATTAACCAAAAGTCCACTTTACCCCCATCGTATTCACTTAACTTAAAATGAAAATCGTGTATTAATCCACCATATTCATCTAATGGATCTGAGTGAAGCATATTAACAAAATTACCAGCATCCTTAATATAATCAGAAAACTCTTTTATTATATTTGTTCTATAATTTATTATCGTGTCTTCTAAAGACATAGCAGGGTTAGATTTTTGATTACGTTGAAGAAAATCCCTTAATGGATTGTTTTTTATTACACCATCATTGGTTGATGCTACAGCAACACCAAGTTGTAATTTCATACGCATTCTTTTTGTAGTTCTGACTTTTACGTCTTTTAAGTATAGCAATATTATATTTTCACCTGGTGTAACAGTAAATTTTTTATCATCTACGGCCGTTTCCATAAAACTATATATAGTGGCAGTCATAGCATAAATGTATAAAAAATCAGTTGCATTTGTAGCTGGTGTAAAACTATTAGATAAAACTCTCGAATCCAGATCATCGAAATCATCTCGTATTTTTAATTCATCTTTTCCATAGAGACTATAATCAGTATTAATTTGACATCCAGTATATCCATTAGGTAAATTAATTATAGGAAATGATGACTCCACTACGTTCATTAAATTATTAACAAATCTTCTATCGTATTTTTTTAATAGTACTGTAGTAAATAATTTACTTAAACTCATTTTTCTCTTTTCATCAACGGCTTCTTTTTTAGCATTTGGATCAACTCTCATAATAGTAGTGTAAGAAGTTGCCCAACCAGCTGGTTGTAATTTTTGTTCCACGCCGACTATTTGAAAATAAACTCTTTTTGAATATGATTTTGGTAAAAAATTAATACTAAAAATATCACCATTGTTTAAATAAGTGTTCCCATAAACAGTTAAACTTAATTCGATTGGTAATATAGGTGATACCGTACTATCTTGTCCTGAATAAATTAATTCGAGTCTGGCTTTTTTACCGAAATATTCGCGAAAACTATCACCAAATAAAAATCCATCTTTACCTTTTTTCTTTTTATTTAATGTTAGCTTATTCTTTTTCTTTTTCTTTTTCTTTTTTGGATCATTATTGTATTGAATATCTTTAACTATTTCCACAAAACTCGTAGATATTTTGGGCCCAGCAAGTTTATTTGCAGCAGTCTCTACATCATGAGCCGCTATACTTTCAAAATCAAATTCAATTTCTGTAGTTCTTTGTGTTTCATCTCTTGTATTAAGTGGTAGACTTTTATAATAAACCTTATCTGGAGTTTCTGTAAATTTATTAATCTCCAATACCTTTAAAAAATTTAAAGTATCTTTAGTTTGCTCATCAAATAACTGTGTACCAGTTTTATCACCAATTGCTATCATACTTGCAAAACCACCTTTTGGTGTTTGGAAATTATAAGAAAGATCAGAAACAATTGATTTACCCGAAGTTACATCAAAAATTAACATCTCATCTGTTTGTGGTGGCATTAAATTAGCATCCGTAATAGATATTGAAGAATGTAATCTATTTGGTGAATACATTTTAAGTTTTAAAACATCATAAGAGTCTTTATTAATTCGTTCTAATAGATAATCAATTGCATCATTTATATTTTGCTTTGTGGAAAATGCTTTTGAAATTTCATCAACACTTATAAAAAGTTCTCGTAGTGGTATTATTTTTGTTTCATAATCATTGACAGTACTTCTATCACTTATTACATCATCACTTACTACCTTACCTTCAGGGATCGGCACCTTAAAGGGAATTGCATAAGTTCCAGCAACCAATGGAGTATCTGCTTTAGCTCCAGGGTCTGCAAGATCTTTTGGATTTGCTGCTATGATTTCATCTGCCGTTGGGACATCTGCTTTACTTAACTCCCTACTACTATAGTAGGAAAAACTTCGGAGTGTACCTGTAGGATCACTTCCATCTTTAGCGGGACTTAAAATCCCGTCTATAATGTGATTTAATGTAAGAGGTTCCTGGCCTAAAATGTTCAGGGTATAAATTATAAATAAACGTTTATTAGATTCTTTCACATGGAACCCATAGTCACCTAATTCCTCCACGGTGAACGATGGATTTCGAGCTACACCTTTCTCAACTTTAAAAGTTACTATCCTTGGGGTGGTTTTGGGCCCAGATGTCTTTCCTTTGCCTTTATCGTATGTACTTGTCCAATTCTCTGGATATAAAAATACGGGTAATGCCTCATTGGATTCTACTATTTGTTTTTGTCTAGTATATAAATTGTCATCAAATCGGATCCAAACATTACGAAAATTAAAATTTGTATCAAATTTTCCTGTCGCCTGTCCTATTGTTTTATTTCCCTTTTTAGTTGTTGTTTTTGCTATAAGATTATTTAAAAACAAATCTTCAAATCTACCAAAAGACATATAAAGTAAGTCTCTGTCATTTGAAGTACCACTTGTCGGGGTTAAATTTTGATAAAAGAAACCTAATTCTACAGCACTTTTAGGTGTAACACCAAGTTCTGTGTCATCTATATTTAGTGTATCTTCAAAAAATTTATTTATTGCTAATTTCTTTTGTTTTGCATTAAAGGTATCATTCATCATCTTTAATTTAGTATTAACTAATAAACTATTTCCAGTTAAAATTGCAACTATTGTATCTTCAATTTGATTTGCAAATATAAATTTTAAATTATTTTCATTAGTTATTTCTTGGTCTAATAGTGTTGTGTTTTGTGAAACTAAATCAATTGTACAATTAAAAGAACCTTGTTGAGTAATCGTTGCATTAAAATTTTTAACCACACCAACAACCGTATCCACTAATCCAGCATTTTTTTCTAAAAAACCATCATCATATTTGATAGGTTCTTTTTTACCATCTTTCAAATAATAATATTCACCACTTTTTGGATTTTGACGAATTGCATTTATACTTACTGGAGGAACATCTCCTAAATTTAATCCACCATATATAAACCTTTTAAATTCTGATAATTCAGTATCAGTTTTTGTTACTTTTTCTTTTACATCATATAAATTATCAAAACTATCACTCCATCCATAATCTACAATAACGGTTGCACCTGGTTTCATAAAAAATGGTAAAAATATACTTTCAAAATCTACTTTATTATGAACTACAAACTCTACAGTTGTATTTTTAATTACACCTAAAGAACCCTCATTTTTAGTACTGATTGATGTTATTCCAGCTTTTGGTTTTAAATATGGGTTATCACTTAATTCATTATCACCTATGGGATCATTTGGTTTATAACTTTCACCTCTGTTATCATTAACGACATGAAAATTAACCTTTTCAATTTTAGTGGATTTGCCGGATTTATCTGTAATACTACCTGAAATTAATGATGCGGTCCACATTCTTGCAAATGTAGTTCTATCACCAAGATAATCTTGATTCTCTACAATAGGTTCATTTAGATTTTGCTCAAGAATACCACTCTGTAACCTTTTGAATTTCTTTAAAACTTCAGGATCTACATTAGAACCAAAAACTCTATCACTAAATTTTGCCATTTTACTTCAATTTTGCTAATTCGGTTGAAACGGGCACCCGTAATTGAGTACCAGCCTCAATGTTATTAGTACTTAAATTATTAACGGATGCAATAAACCACCAAAATTCAGTCGTTCCATAATATGCCTGTGAGATTAAATCACACCTGTCACCATCAACGGCAATTAATAATATATCTGAATTATCTTCTTTGAATTCAGGTAAGTCAGCAGTTCCAATTCTAGAAATCTTATCTTTAATTATTCTCCGTACTCTGTCGTATCTGGACATTATGCAACTTCCCCATAAAATTTACCACTTGGTAAACTACCATTACTTGATGATGGTGATCTTTTACTTAAAATCTGATATGATATAGCTATATCAAAAAGCCTTGGTAATGAATTTTCGGAATCCCAATCACCGCTATCATTTACCGTATAGGATAATGATTTTATAAATCCGAATTGACCTTTTGCTTTAGTGCCGATATGAGCCATATAGAGTTCTGTAAATGGTGGTTGCATTCTGGTTAAAGATAAATTATCAGTATCTTGTAAATATTCAGGATAGGCTAAACCCGTTAGTCTTTCTATTCTTGTATACATCCTCTTAAATTCAGTATTGTTAGCAGGATATACTCGTAAATTAAAACTCAAGTCTCTTTCAGTTCGTTCATATTGATAAACAGGTTCACTTCTACCAATATAATTTGTTGGTGTAAATGATGGGCTTACATTTTCTGTTATACCCGTAACGAATCCTCTGAAATAAGTAAATTGGTTAGATCTAACATCTTTTATTCTAACGTAAAAATCACCGGATAATTTCTCGGGGTAGAATTTTTCGAGTGGAGGCGTGTCTAGGAGCTTGCCTTTTTTTTCTGTGCCCAAGAGGTATTTACTGGAAATTATATCTTCTGGTTTTCTTAAGCCCAATCCTAAAAATGCAGGTGTTTTAACCGATTTCTTTATAGATAAAAAATTTGTTTTGGTTGATTTTTCGCCTGTTACTGGAATTACATACTCAACAGGTTCATATTTTGCATGTTTTGGATCTTTTGGTAAAGGAGTAAAAAATTTATCAGTTAGATTATCACCTAGAGGTTCCCATCTTGTATGCATTTCTTGTTGTAATTCTCCTAAAAATGCTATTTTAGAAAATCCTTCACTACTCTGTAAAGCACCCACTTTTACAAGACTACTATATTCAACACCTCTAGCAAGTGGTTTTCTTAAATTTATACTACCAGGTTGTTGTAAAGAAGTATGATAAAAATTTAAAAATCCCACCATTGGCATAGGTACAGGTGGAGCAGTAAATTGACCAGCAAAAATTCTTGAATTTTCAGCTTGTTGTGCTACAGTTATGGCCGTAGTTGCTTTTATAGATGGTGCATTAATTATTATGGGATGTGCAGAAAATGACCTACCAACCACAATAGGTGATTTTATAAGTTCAGGTAAATCTGAAATTAAACTAACAGGCCTTGTAATACCAAATCCAGTTGCCGCACTAGTAAGGACTTCCTTTGCATAAAATGCAACTCCTGCCGAAGATGTATAAAATCTTAATAATCTTGATGTATCTTGAGCCAGTTGATGCCACGGAAATATATCTCTATTGCTTCCTATCTGTATAAGTGCATTCCCTATACCTGACGCTTCTTGTTTAGTTTTTGGTATAGGATTTACAATATAAGGTTCTCTTCCATCGCCATATCCTAAAATAGAAGCAGAACTGCCTTTTCTAAATCCACCTGAATATCCTTTAATATCCAAATTAGCTAATGAACCTATACCAGCACGATTAAAATTAATTGTTGTTTGACCATATGGAACTTCAGTTGGCCTATCAAATCTAGCAGTATGATTATGATTATAAAGATTGTCAAGTATAAATTCACCTTCTCCTAAATTATTATTTTGACCTAAATTTTGAAATATATCATCTGACCTTTTTTGTCTTTTACTGATTGATGTTGCAGTTGGATTATTTTGTGTTGCATCTTCATTTTGTGAATAACCTAATTGTGGTAGTAAATTTTGACCACCATACGGTGGTTCTTTAGAATAATGAATAGGAAATTCAATATTTGAAGGCGGTTCATCTCCACCTTGTGATAAAGGACTTGGATATTGTCTTTTTTCTAAAAAACCAATTTCTATTAAATCTTTATTTCTACCCTGTGTACCAAAAGTATGTTCACTATCCTCAATTAAAGACTGACCAGTTTTCAGTTGAATGGACTTATTAGCAAAAACACTATCAATTTGTGTAAAAGGTGTTTGTTTAAAACTACTTGCATCTTGAGATTTATCACTTACAGGTGAATCTACCCCCTTGGCTGGATTAATAGTTGAATTTCTTCCTATCTTATTAAATACTGATTTTAAATTTTCTAAGCCCATTTTATTTTCCCGGATTCATCGAATGACCACCATATGGATTTATTGCACTATTCATTATTATTCTCTGTTCTCCATGAGTTGTTTTTGTCTCTAAATGTATATTAGCAGCTACAGCCCTCCCGAAAGCTTCAGCATCCATACCACCCGTTGTTTTTGTCTCTAAATGTATATTAGCAGCTACAGCCCTCCCGAAAGCTTCAGCATCCATACCACCCATACCACCCATAGAACCGGCAGGTCCTGTTTGAAAATCATTAATACGATTTGTTGTTGCCAATACAGAATCTTTTGGGTTTAAACTAAATGTACCGGCTGGTCCCGTCATATGTGTAATTTGACCTGGACCTGATTTGAAGTCGTTTACAGGATTTACATCTCGCATTATATTTCCAGAATCATCTACTCTAAATTTTAGCGCAGCTTCTTTATCTTTGTCACCAAATCTAAAAAAGTTAGCAATAGAACGACCTGTGTTAAAAATTTCGATAGCTAGGTTAAGAAGGCCTACTAATTCTTTTTTAATATTTTGAAGACCATTTTCTCCAATAAATTGTGATAGCATATCTGCCAAAGGTCCACCAAAAGTATCTAATAATGTAGCACCGATTTGTTTTACAGTATTTACAATAGATGTTAAAGCACTTAAAGAATCTTGTCCGACTAAATCATCAAAACTCTTTCCAGCTAAAGCACCACTTAAAGTTAATTTTTCACTACCCTTTACTAATTTAGCCATTTCACTTACTGATACACCGATTGATTTAGCAAGTGATTGTCTTTGTAATACATTTAATGCATTAAACTCTGCTTCACTTCCTACTTGGTCTACTATGTTTTTAGTAGCTCCGGCAATATCACCTTCAAGTGCTAATTGTCTTGCCTTTTGAAAGTTTAATTGTTTTCCAATCATTATGGAAGCTTCTACTTCATTAGCTATTGAACTTTCAAAATCTAATAATCCCTCAGCAATTTTAGCAGTAGCGCTTAGAGATAATCCCATTTGTCTGGCTTGAACTGCCGCTTCGGCTATATTCTTTCCACCATCTTTTGTAAATCCAGCAATCTCTTCTGCTGAACCAGCCATGTCTTGTAGAACAGCTACTGGAGCAACACCTTTTTGAGCAGCTAACTGAGCGGTATTTTCTATTAACCTCTCACTTTGTTTAGCAGTTAAACCCCCAATTTGCATGAAAGTACCGAATAACTTGGTAGCCTCATCGTTGGATATACCCGTTGCTACTGCCGTATCTAAAACACTACCAGCAATATCTTTTGATTCTTTTAATGTTATTCCAAATTCAGATGATAATTGTGATGTAACAGAAAGAACATCTCCAAGATTTTTACCTATCATCATGGCATTATTACCACTTTGTATTAAATCGTTTCTGAACTCTTTATTTTTATTAGTCATAAATCCAAAAGATTCACCAACTGCATCAATCTTTTTTGAAAATGATGTAACTGTTTTAACCAATAAACCTACAACAAGACCAGCTCCACTTAATCTCGCTAGATTTTTAGGACTCATGCCCATTTTTGCACCAAATTCTTTTGCTTTAGATGCCATTCCCCCACTTAAATTGTCCGCAACTTGTAATCCTTTTTCTCTTGCCATACCTGAAAGTTTTTGAGCTCTTAATCTGTTTTTCTCACCCTTTAATATGTTATTTAAAGCTTTTTCATCATCTTTAGTAAGCCTAGATGCCGTACCCTTTTCAGCAGCTACTCTTTCTTCACTTTCAGCTATTTTTTGATTTAAATCAGCAATATCAAGTTGTTCTCCACCAAGTGCTGTTACAACTTTAAGTTGTTCAGTTGATGCATCGTTTAACTGACCTTTCCAAGTGACTTGATCTTGAATATTTTGTAATAACCTTCCTTGTGATTTTACAGAAGCATTTTGTATTTTAGATGATATTGAACCTTGAGCTGAAAGTTCTTTTACTTTTTTTAACCTATTTTGTATTGAAGATTCAATCTGTTTATAAATAGGTTTTTCAGCTGTTAATTCTTTGACTTCTTTTTGCTTTGCCTTAGAAAGTTGTTCTTGTAACCTTAAAATTTCTTTTTGAGTATTTTTATACGCAGTAGAATTGTTGTCAATATTTTGCAACAACTTCTGTTGTTTTTCTAACTCAGCAGTTATTTGCTTTGTTGTTTTTAAATCAGCCATTATCTACTTTATAACCCAGCAAATCTATCTTTAATGCCTCTTTTTTTTAGATTATTTTTTAATATAGCATTTGCTTTATTAAAATGCATCATAGCATCCTCGTAGGCTTTTTTTGTTTCTTTATCATTAGTTTTTGATTTAGATTTTTTCAATAAACCAATAAGTTTATCAATAAGACCTTCTTCCAATATATTTTTTCTATCCATAAACGACATAATACAATTCTCCTAATATATTAATAAATATTAAAAAGAAAGTTATTTAGGATTAAATCTACGAGGAATGGTTGATTGAGGTTTTGGTTGTGACTTGTCTATTTGTTCTTTTTCTTTTTTCTTCAAATCC